GAGGATTGCTAAAAAGCATCGTCTTGAAGTTTCGTTTATTCAGAAGCAACTTGATATGGGTGCTCCAATCGAACACGAACATACCAAGAATCAGAAGTTGGCGACAGAAATTGCTCTTCAGCACTTAGACGAAATCCCAGACTATTATACCCGTTTGAAAAAAATGGAGGCAGATGCTAAGAAGCATCATAAAAAATTTAAAGATGTAAAGGAAGAAACCAAGTCTGGAGATGAAGGTCTTCACGATTGGTTTAATAAATCCAAATCATCTGATGGAAAAAAAGGATGGGTTCAACTTGGTGGAAAGTTTTCAGGCAAACCTTGCGCTCGTCAACCTGGACAAACTTCTACACCAAAGTGTGGAAGTTCCAAAATGAAAAGAACACTTTCTAAAGGTGAAGAAGAATCTGCAAGAAGAAGAAAAAATAGGTTAGACCCAAATCAACCAGAAAAAACTGGCGCTTCAAAACCAACAAATGTAAGAACAGAAGAAATGGATCTCCAAGAAGTAAAGGATAAAGCAGGTAAGGGTAGTGGTAAAAAAGATGCTTGCTACAATAAAGTAAAATCAAGATATGATGTTTGGCCCAGTGCATATGCATCAGGAGCACTTGTCAAATGTCGTAAAGTTGGTGCTGCTAATTGGGGTACGAAATCGGAAGATTGTTGGGACGGTTATAAGCAAGAAGGTATGAAAAAGAAAGGTAAAAAAATGGTTCCAAATTGTGTACCAGTAAAGGAGGAACAGGCAATGATTAGATATTGTCCCAAGTGTAAAAAAGACGAAACACAGTCTGAATGTAAGTATGGTCCAAAATTCTGGGCATTGTATTCAACACCATCTATGTTGACTACAAATCAAATGAAGTTTGATATTGCACAAGTTCATCCCGCTAATGAAGGTTATGACCATGAGTATTCGATGGCTCGTTCGGAAATTTCCACAATTATCTCTGCAGCAAAGAGACTTCGTAAAAAAATGAAGGGTGAGGGTAATATTGAGGCGTGGGTTCAGTCAAAAATTACAAAAGCAGCAGATTACCTTGATAGTGCTGCAGATTATGTTGATAGTGGTGAAATGAAAGCAGAAGAATACTCAAACTGGAGAGCAGATTTTGGATTATCAGAAGACTGGCAAAAAGTCAATCGTAAAGACAAAACTGATGGGTTAAGTCAAAAAGCAGTTAATGCTTATCGCCGCGAGAATCCCGGTTCAAAACTGCAAACTGCGGTGACTGAAAAGAATCCAAAAGGAAAGAGAGCAAATCGTCGTTCAAATTTTTGTAGTCGTATGTCCGGAATGAAGGACAAACTCACTTCAGCAAAAACTGCAAGAGATCCAGATTCCAGAATCAACAAAGCATTACGCCGTTGGAGGTGCAACTAATGAAAAGTTTTCAACAGTTTATTTCAGAAAGCATCAATATTGCTGGAGATTTTAACGGCAATCTTTATATGAATTCTTCTCAACCAGAACAAGCAAGTGAATCTTTCTTTGCAGATGTAGTTTGGGAAGGAAAATTATATCGTGTAGAAGTTGAAGGAAAGGGTATGACCCGAAATGAATTAGCAGAACAACTTCAAGGTGAGTATCCAGGAGCAATTGTTCATAACATTTATCCAGCATCTAACCAAAGTTCTTTAAAAATTAAAAACACACAAAGATATCAACCAGAAAAATTATCGTGGGGTGAATAATTAATGGCACAGTGGAATAAGAGTACGCAGGACTTTCTAAATCAAGAAAGGACACTTTTTGAAGTTTATAATATTGCAGACCACTGGGGAAACCAAACAGATTGGAGACCTCAGTTTTCCAATAACAATAGACTAAAAGTTGCTCCTTTCCAAACAGTCTTCTTCAATACTTTCCAGTATGGCAAAGAAACCGATGTTTGGGATGAGAGAATAGTTGGTGTTGGAACTGCAACCTGGAATCAATATGCTAGTAATATTATTATGCAAGTTGGTTCTACTGCGGGAAGCAAAGTAATTCGTCAAACCAAGAATGTGATGAGATACATTCCCGGTAGGTCTGCAACACTCGCATTTGCAATCCGTCTTGATAATCCACAGGTTGGTATTCGTAGAAGATTTGGATTATTTGATGATAGTAATGGTGCTTACTTTGAGGATAATGGTGGGACATATTCTTATGTAATTCGTACCACTACATCCGGAATTACCACGGAGAGAAGAGTAGGTAGAGATGAATGGAATGGTGAAAAGTTTGATGGTAATGGTTGGACTGGTGTAACCGCAGACCCATCAAAACAACAAATGATTGCAATTAATTATGAATGGTATGGTGCTGGAACAGTAACTTTTGATTGGTTGATGAAAGGAGAAACTATCAAGAGTCATACTTTCGATAACTCAAATATTCTTGATAGAGTTTGGTGTTCTACACCATTTCTTCCCATTCGCGTTGAGATTGAGAATATAACTGGTGTTGCAGGAACTCATTATGTTTATCAGGGTTCAAATTCTCTTATTCAAGAAGGAGAACCAGAAAAACTTGGAGCACTTTTAAGTCAATCCAATCCCATCACGGGAACTACTATGGCAGTAGCAGATACATTTTATCCTATTATAAGTTTGCGTCTTAAACCGACTGCACTTCAAGCAGTAATGCTTTTGAGGTCTCTGCAAGCAGTAACAAATGATAACACGAATGTGTATTGGAAACTTTTAGAGAATGCAACATTAACTAACCCAGTATGGACAAATCACGGAAATCCAGATTCATTTATTCAATATGATATTTCTGCAACTTCATATTCTAATGGTAGAGATATTCTTTCCGGATTTACTGTTGAAGGTGGTTCTTCTCTAACTGAAATTGATAGATTTGCAGATTTACAACTTGGAAGGTCTGGTATTGGAACAATCAGTGATACTTATACACTTGCGTGTGCATCTCCAAACACCAACAAAAAAGCACTTGCAGTATTAAACTGGATTGAACAAAGGTAATTTTTATGTCCGATAATGTCTACTTAGGTAATCCAAACCTAAAAAGAGCAAATACACAAATACAATTCACAGAAGAACAAATTATAGAGTTTTTGAAGTGTAAAGAAGATCCTGTATATTTTGCAAAGAATTATATTAAGATTGTTTCTCTGGATCACGGTCTTGTTCCTTTTGAGATGTATCCATTTCAAGAGAAACTTGTAAGAAACTTCCACGAGAATAGATTTAACATTTGTAAGATGCCACGGCAGACTGGTAAATCAACCACCTGCGTATCCTACCTGCTCCACTACGCCGTTTTTAACGATAATGTTAATATTGCCATCCTAGCGAACAAAGCATCTACTGCAAGGGATCTGCTTGGAAGATTACAACTCGCTTATGAGAACTTACCCAAGTGGATGCAACAGGGTATTATATCTTGGAACAAAGGATCACTTGAATTAGAAAATGGATCAAAAATTTCATCAAACTCTACTTCTTCATCTGCTGTCAGAGGCGGATCCTATAATGTCATCTTTTTGGACGAATTCGCATTCATCCCAAATCACATTGCCGATGACTTCTTTGCCTCTGTTTATCCTACTATTTCTTCTGGTCAAAGCACAAAGGTAATTATTGTTTCTACACCTCGCGGTATGAATCATTTCTACCGTATGTGGCACGACTCTGAGAGGGGCAAGAACGAATATGTGCCCACAGATGTCCATTGGTCTGAAGTGCCTGGTAGAGACGATGTATGGAAGGCACAGACGATTGCAAACACAAGTGAGCAGCAGTTCAAAGTTGAGTTTGAATGTGAGTTTCTAGGTTCCGTTGATACTTTAATTAATGCGTCAAAACTCAGAAATCTTGTTTATGAAGATCCACTCAAAAGAAATGCTGGTTTAGATGTTTATGAGCATCCAAAGGAGGAGAATAATTACCTAATCACAGTAGACGTTGCTCGTGGTATTGGGAATGATTACTCCGCATTTATTGTTTTCGATATTACCAATTTTCCATATAGGATAGTTGCAAAATATAAAAATAATGAAATCAAACCAATGCTATTTCCAAGTATTATTCATGAAGTGGCAAAAGGATACAATGATTCTTGGTTACTGATTGAAGTAAATGATATTGGAGATCAAGTAGCAAGTATTCTCCATTTTGACCTTGAGTATGACAATGTTCTCATGTGTGCAATGAGAGGTCGTGCTGGTCAAATTGTAGGATCAGGATTTAGTGGTAAAAAATCACAACTTGGTGTGAGGACAACTGCTGCAGTTAAAAAGTTAGGATGTTCCAATTTAAAAACATTAATTGAGGATGATAAACTAATTGTTAAAGATTATGATACTATTTCAGAACTAACAACCTTTATTCAAAGAAAAAATTCATTTGAGGCAGAAGAAGGATGTAATGATGACTTGGCAATGTGTCTAGTTATTTTTTCTTGGTTAGTTGCTCAAGATTATTTTAAAGAGATGACGAACAACGATGTTCGTAAAAGAATCTATGAGGAGCAAAAAAATCAAATTGAGCAAGATATGTCACCATTTGGTTTTATTGTAGATGGTTTAGATGAGATGGAATCTTTTGTCGATTCTGAAACTGGAGATAAATGGGTATTTGCTGATAGTCAAAATCAAATTCAGTCTGAAGAAATATGGAATGTGGATGAATATGGGGACCGTTCTTATATGTGGGATTACAG